GTATTATAGGTGCTTCCAGAGAGGGATTAAAGGAGTTAGATTATTTCGGTGATTTTAACGATACCTTAGAATTAATGACCGATTTGATAAATGATGATTTCTGGCCAGATGATATTCGAAATTTATTTGGATATGATAACGAAACAGTATTTGCCTATAAGGTTAAAACCTATCAACAGTTGTTAGATACAGGTTGGCATTATTTTATGGATAAGTGGAGTTATATACCAAACAATACGAAATTTATTCATTGTATTAATAAAGATTTTAATTTTGTAAGAGGTTGGTGTGAAAAGAATAATATTTAGTTTATATACTGATAATGTTGATCAACACCAATCAGCTACTAGCTATAAAAGAAATCAATTTCTAGAATATAAAGATCTCTTATTGGCTAGACAAAAAGAGTATGCCTTAGCCTGTGGTGCTGATTACGAATTATTCACTACAAAGGAAACCGATTATAATATTATACAATTCGATAAGATTTTAAAAATAGAAGAGCTATGTAAATATTATGATGAAGTTTTATATCTAGATTTTGATGTAATACCTAGAACATTAACAAATTTTTTTGATAGATTTGATTTAAATAATCTTTGTATATATCCTTTATCTACAAAATTACCAGATCGCGATATATTCCATTGGAGAATAACAGAATGGGAATTTGAATGGGATCCAATGGAGATGTTTGTTAAATGCTGTGCTAAAAATGCAATGCTACTACTTGAAGGAGTTACTGGTAGTCAAGAATGTGTTAATACAGGAGTATTCGGTGCTAATAAATATTCTATAGAAAAATTAGCATTTTCTGAAAATATACAACCATGTAAGGACTTATTGCAACAGGCGAAGAATGATAATATTTATCCAGGACTAATATCTGATGCCTGGATACCAAATAATGAAGTATTTGTATCTTATTTACTAGAAAGATACAATATACCTTTTACTAATATTGGTATGGGTTGGAATTTTATTTTAGACCATATAACAAGAGAACCATCGATAGCATGTCACTTCATACATTGTGTTAATAAAGATTTTTCTGTTATTCTTTAGTATAGATCTCAATAGCCTTTTGCATCGCCAAAAGTATATTTGGGGCTTTTCTCAGTTCTGCCTTAGCTTCTCTATCTTTACTCTTTTTAATCTGATCAATTTCAAAAAGCTGAAGCTTTAAATAGAATAACTTTTCTTTATCTTTTATTGGATCAAAGTCGGCGAATAAAGTCGTTATTATTTTTTTATATACTTCTACGTTACCACTTTCCCATTCAAAAATAAGTCCATCTCTTTTGGCTAAATCTAAGACATATCTTTCAAATTGCTCTCGTTGCTCTCTTACAAAAATAGCAGTATTCTCGTGGATCTGATCTATTGTAGTGTGCTTTAATACCTCCTCAAACTGTTTCGGTGGATCCTTTGGATCACCATTAGCATCTAAGCGGACTTCAATTGTTTCATCCATCTCGATTTCTTTATCAGTATCCGGATGAATAAGAGCCCAGGTGATATTTAAAACTGTTCTATCATTATTTGAAAATCGAGCTTTTACAAATCTTTTTTCAAGCTCTTTAGGATTAACATTTTCATAAAATTCTTCTACCTCATTCATAGTCTTATCCCTTAAATTGCATAAATTCTAAGTGCATATTGATTAACATTTTGTCTTGTACCATTTGGAAAATCTTGTGCTCGATAATCATCACCAGAATTATAAACACTACTTTGTGTATATCCTGAAGTGTCATTACTATATCTTGTATCCGTAACAGTATTTCCTTGTATCCTAGGATTTGTTTCTGAACCAGCCGCAGTAGTGTTGCACGTATATCTTATTCCTCTGCCATTCCCAAATGACTGAGATGCGTTTTGCATTAAACTTTGAAATCTATCATCCATATAACTATCACTTCCTTCTTTTAAATTCCAGTCACTTCCACCTGTATCTTCAGCAAATAGCGGTCTTCTATAGGACGGTCGACCTAGGGCGGTATCGTTAGAAACGCGATATAACCGGTATGAGGTACCGATAGTTAATTGGTCAATTCTTTCCGGTATACCGGCGGCGGTATACGCGGCAAGATTTGCATAGGTATCCGTGAATAGGTCCGAACTCCCCAGCCGGGTGAAGGTTTTGGTCGATTCTGTAAATGTTGCATCGTTCCGACCGCGGACTGTATAAGTACCACGATGTTCAGGATCATTAACTATATCGAGAATAGCATCGTCGACAAATGTATCATACATATCTTGCAGTGTCATGCATCTTATGCTGATAACACTACCTGTAACAATTTGATATACAGGATACTCGAATGTCGCATCTGCTGTTGCTGCATCAGTGCCAATGTTCTGGTTTAATTTGCCTGCAGTACTTGATTGCACAGATATATTCGGTGTCGACGCGTCAGTAGGGAAGTCTGTAGTACCAGTATCTGCTACACCAGCATATGTGTAAGTATTTGTCCAATAACCGCCTGGAAGGTTAGAGGTATATGGGAAAGTACTGTCTTGGGAAACAGTCACGCCAGGTGAAAGTGCCCAAAGATATCTGAAATATGTCCGAAAAGTTTCTAGATCGGTATCATTGAATTCTCTAAGGTTACCGTTAGAGTCATAATAGAGAGGACGTCTAAGTGCCATAATAAAACCTTTGTAACATGTTAACCAGCGCCATATAAAGTTTTTAAAGTTGCTCCAGATGAGTTTAATATTCGTAATGTAACAACATTTTCTAATTCATTTTGACCTACGGCGTCATCTGCCATTTTACCTTTAGTTATTGCATTATCCGCAATCATATTAGTTTGAACTTGAACTTCACTAATTACACCGTTGGATGATGTAGATCCAAGTACTCTGTTCGCAGTTGATATATTTTGTATTTGAGAATAACTAACCCCGTCAGATTTTATCGAAACCGCCCCGGCAGCAACTGCAAAGTCACCCGATGAGAAAGATGCAAGTCCTACTGTACTAGTAGTAGCAATTGCTATATTACTAGTAATTGCCCCAGTAGCTGAATCATAGGAAAGATAGGCATCTCCTTGAGTAGTAAATAAAGATCTTACAGTTGTAGGATTTAATGCCCCATAATTTGAATCTATATTCGAATGTAATTCATTAATGGCAGCTACTATATTACTATCAGTATCAGTATTAAGATCCGATACTAGACCAATAGGACTATTAAAGGCTAAATCAGAATCAAGTATTGATATTTCTTGCTGAAGTTCATTAATAGCCTCAACAAGGTTATCCTTAGCATCAGTAGTTAATAAAGTTCTATCACCAATGGCACTATCTAAAATCACTTGTGCTGAGGAATCAATAAGGTCTCTAATATCACTATCAGCATTTCGAAAGGCTTGCAGATTCGAATCAATAAGCCCTCTGATATCACTATCAGCATTTTGAAAGGCTTGCAGATTCGAATCAAGAAGCCCTCTGATATCACTATCTAACCCGGTAATAGCTCCAACTAAGCTTGAGTCTTGGCTAGTTGTTAATAATGAAAGATCACCAATTCTGTTGACAGTAGTATTTGCCTTAGTGACCCAGGTAGCTATATTATCGCTAAGATTTATCGTTGCTTTTGCCATTATTACTGTTTCTCTATAAGTTTAAGAAGTAATCCCTTAATTTCACTAACTTCATTTTTTAATTCTTCGAACTCTTTCTCTTTTTGTTTACGAAGTTTTTTTCTTTCTCTTGCTTGTTCTACCTCAGATCTATTTATATTTAATAAAGCGGTAGTATTCTGATCCCTTACTAGTCCGGGAGCATCTGGAATTTCTATATAATTATCCTTCATTATACACTCAATGCTATAACTCTTACATCCTTAAATAGTGGTACCTTTGCCGTATTAGTAGATCTCATAACAATCTTTACTTGGAATTGAGTAAAGGCAGGTAAGCTACCCCCTATCCCCCCAGGGGTGTATCGATATTCTCTTACAGAAATCTCATCCGTGGGGTTGTTAGTCTCTTCCGGCTGAAGTGTCCAGTATTTTTCTATGATATTTTCATCGCCAGTTGCTGTTCTGTAATATACCAAGAAATCGGTTGAAGGTGGTCGATAAGCAGATAGAATAATCTTTAGCCCTACAGCATCCTGATCTAAAGTAATAGGTTCCATAATATGCTTTGCTGCAGAAGATCCACCATTTGGTTCGGTTTCATTTACAAAATTAAAATGGGTATTAAATCCGTCACTGGCTACAGAATCTGGCCTATCAATAATATGCGAAACTAAAGTAACAGAAGCTCTTTGTAAATCCAACATAGGACTAACATCGGAATCTGTGGTTATCATAGGCAAAGAAACGTCCAAGGATTTTAATCCTGCCAATTCGTTGCTCTCTGAGCTATCATGTGCTACCATAAATGGTATTTTAGTAAAATTTGTCGCATTTATTTCAATAGTACTAAATTCTGTTTCTTTAACAAATGCTGTTTCTGTACCAGCAAACGATTTACTCTTAGTCATTCGAATCCAAGAGGTCATATTGGTATTCTTTGGAACAATCTGGGATATATTTGGCCAAAGTACGTTAAATGGTATATTTTTACTTGATAATACATTTGAACCGCCGCCTATTACATCTGAATCCGCTGTAGAATCCATTTCAAATTGGTATCCAGTCCAATCTACGGCAGTAATAGTTCTAGCCCCGTTAATACTAGAAGCATTTACGCCTCCTGTGGCTATAGCGTCTCTGATAGTAATATCTTCTCCGACCTGCAATCCATGCATAGGTTGATATACAGTAGCAGTAGCATCGCCCGTTACTACAGTGATGGGATCTGAAGTTAATAGGGTTTGAGGTAACACAGCATTTGTTAGGAATATTTCTCCACTCTTCCTTCCAAAATCTGCTTGGTATAATTTGAAGGTTAGGTCTTTTGCTTGAGCTGGTGTCCATGTAGCATTATTTTGGGAAAAGAATAGACTTCCAAGAATAGGTTGTCTGTCAATTCTTTTTTCCGTAGATCCAATTAAAAATTCATTAATTTCTGCTACATATACTTTATAATCAGGCGAATTAGCTGTAATTACCATAGCATAATCAGTTTGACCCTGAAGGTATAGTGGCTCATCAAATTGGAAGGTAGTTGCTACAGTAGCATCGACAGAAGTATTAACAGAGCCACCACTTTTAACAACATTTGAACCTGGTATAACATCGAATGTCGGAAGTCCATTTGTCATTGTTCTGAGGTGTAGGTTAACTGGAAAATCAGGATCTTTAGTAGCAAAAAAAAGATCAATTTTAGTTACAAATATGCCAGCTATTGTATCGACATAAAATGACTGAGCAATAGGGTTTTTATTAATTTGATAACCTTGTGTATTTGTTGCCATTATGCCACCTTACCTTTTTGTGTATCATTTAACATATCTATCATCCATTCACTTCTTCCACCGATTTCAGAATCAATTTCTACAAAGTCGGTAAATGTGTGACCGTCTTCTGATATCATAAGATGTTTACCATTCATTAGACTATAGTATACTGGTTGTTTTTCTACTCTTGGTGAATTTGTTTCGTGTACTCTTACCCATGTACCATTATGGTATACAGGATGTGTTCCGGTAACATGTACTCCATTATAATTATACCATTCTTCACGCATGCCGTCTCCTTGCATGATAGCATATACTGATCCGCCACCTAACATTATATCCCCAGGTACAATGTGTTCGATACGTTTTAATGAATAGTCTGCCATTCTAAATAATGTTCCGGCTGCAAAACATCCACCGCCTGTAGAGCCTCCGCCTCCGCCTCCGCCGGAGGAGCCGCCGGCATCACAAGAACCTCCATTTCCTCCGCCTCCATCATCGGGAGAGCCGCAGTCAGGTGCTCCGCCGCCGTTACCATCTCCACCTTCATATCCGTCGAAGCCGCCACCGCCGCCGCTTGGTGGTTTTTTAGTTACACTCTTTTTACTTCCTTGAATTACAAGCAAACGAGTGGAAAGTATTGTTTCTCTTCTTTTTTCTAAAGTACCTTTAGCTGCATAATTTGCTCGAGCAATACAAAGAGCATCCTCTTCTTTATTAATACTAATATCAAGAAGTTTAAATTGTCTTATACCAGTACTAAATCTTATTGTATTATTATTTGGAATAAAGAATGATCCAGTAATACTACCTTCTGCATCTGTTTGAAGGGCAGTTGGACCATCTGGATGTTCAGTTGCGTTATTTTTAGTGTTTCCATAATCCGTTGAACCATCTGAATAAAACTCAAATGGTTCAGATCTTACCCAATTTGCAACCGATTTTTCATCAAAGAAAGCAAACACCTTTGAATTAGGCCTTAAACCATCTACTTTAAAATATATTTTCCTAGATCTCATCCAAGGGATATCAATAAGTTGAACTACTTTATCCCCTATAACTTCTAATATGGTTTCCTCTGAGGCTACCTTATTAACATAAGTTGTTGTAGTATTACCTTTGACATTTTTCTTAGATTCCTTGGATCCAACAACTAGATCTTCTAGAGCTGTACCACCCCAGTTCCATTCCCATTTTTTCCATCCTACGGCATTTTTTGTATCTAGAAGGGTTCCACCACTTACTATTCTTGGTGCTGTATATACCACATCTTTCCATTCATCCGAGGTTGGTGAAAGGGTAGCTACCCCTTCATACACAATAACCGAAAACGGGTTAATCTGAATTGCTTTACTAGCTAAAGACTGATCAATATAAGCTTTCTCGGTGTGTTTAAGATATACATTATCGCCTTTTCTTATAGTATTAATAGATTTGTCAGAATCGTAAATTAATCTAATATTGTCTTCATTGAATGAAGGTCTCATATTCATTCTTAAGGGGTCAATTGAAGCTCGATAATCGCCATAGTTTGTAGCGGAAAGAACATGTGTAGTAAAATTATCAACTACCACACCAGACTTAGTTCTATTTAACCCAGCAGAATCTAACACCTCGAAATTAGAGGTAGCAATTTCAAGTAAACTTAAAGAAGCTAATTCTTCAATAGCATCAACTCTTTTTTCTAAAGACTCGATGTCTTTCATAGTAAATCTTTTATGATCTATTCTTTTTACTGTTACATCTGAATCATTTAGTGTATTAGCGCCAAACCTAATATTATATAGTGGTAAGGTTCTGTCTGGAGCTGTTGGAAAGCGAGGTTCAAAGGCTTCTTCGCCTTTAACATAGATCAATTGCCCCTGGGTATCGATTACTAATTTACCTGCCTGTTGAAGATAATATGTTACATCACCGGAGACAAGATTTCCTGGTTGAGGTAGCTGACTGACTCTTGCCCCTAAAGAACTATTTGTATATCCTTCAGCAGAATCTTGAACTGATCTAAAATCTAAGACATTTCTTAATTGGACTTTCTGCCCATTTGCTAAAGTATGATCAGGTATATTACCATAATTTACTTGCCCAGAATAGGAGTTAACTGCAAAAAAGTCTCCGCTAGTACCATGATTAAAATATCGATATTTGATATGAATATTTGAGCCAGGGGCAGAATTACCACTATTAAGGACCATCTTACCTAGGCCGTAAAAGTTATCCCTTTGACCATTATCTAAAGTAAATCTATTTGCGTAACTGATGCTACTGTCATTAGCATCTATTACCTCTTGAACATCATAGATATCAGCTTTATCAAGTCTTAAATATTTAAATCCGTTACCATCCGAATCCATTGTTCTAGTAACAGAATTACTAGTTAAAGTTTTACTTCTTATACTACCTGCAGATTTGTTAACATAAGCTAAAACTTCAATCGAACCGGAATATCCAGATCCGCCATTTGTTGGGCCACCTGAAATAGTACCGTTAGTAGCATCACCAGATAGAGTTACTGATGTAGATCCTGTCCAAACATCACTATCAACATCTGCGATAAGCCAATCACCGGTGTTTGTATATGCTTCAGTACTAGTAAGAGTTGGCATAGAAATATTACCTGATGCATCAGCAGTTAAACTACCAAATCTTCTTTGCACTGTAAAATTCAAATCGGTTATAGTCTGGGGTCTTATGTTTGGTAGGTTAAAGAGTAGATTATTTTTAGATACTTCTTTAAGAACCGCTTTACTACTCTCTAGAATAGGATTGAAATAATTTGTTGAACCAGTACCAATACTTTTTACATCACGAAATGCTTGACCTGAATTTAATTTAATATCAAATAGATGGTACTTAAGATTTGCACCATCTTCTGTAACAGCTCTTACTCGAGTAGTACCAATTACCGATCCTGTACCTCCAGTAGCATCATATAAATTCATTAATTCGAATACGTTAATATTAGGAAGGCCGCTGGTACCTCCGACAGGGTTAACTATAACATAGTTACCGAAGTCGACAGGCGTAACCTCGTTGTTTATTTCTAGGGTACTAGTAGCCTTTGGTACTCGAATATGAGTCCCAACCTTTCTAGCTGCTCTATGTCCCTCTACAACTGCAACACCAGGACTTACTTTCATATTAAGGAATGCAATATCAGCTGAGTCAGGCTCAAATAATAAGGAAAAAGGACTAACTATATAATCGCCAGAATTTTCAGATATTCTTATTGCAGTTACTTCATTTGGAACATTATATCTGTCTGAGACAACAACTGCAGATCTTACGGATCCTTCATCTATTGTGGCCACGTGTATAAAGTTTTCATCTGCAGCCAAGTTAATTTTATTAATAAGGGTTAAACGTATTCTATATCTGTCAGCGCCTGGCGCAGACTGATTTGGTGTCGAGCCCTGATTATCAAATAGATCGACATCATCAGCTGTAGTTACAATTTCTTCAGTAATTTTAAACCCAATCTCTGCAGTTGGATCATCAGTATATTTTGAAAGAATAATTGACTGTGCTTCAGTAAAGATAAAAAATCCCTTAGCATAATAAACCCCAGCACCAACAGAAACTCTATATCCAACCCCCAATGCTGGGTTTGCAACAGTATTAGTAGTTTGGATAGATAAAGTTGTACTACCGTTGTCTATATTTTCTCCGGGATTAAATCTAATTGGCGCTGTCGTTGCAGCCGGCGATGATGCTGTATTAGTATATTGAACATATAGAGTAGCAGGATCTGAACCTTCTACAGGTACTACTTCAATAACCTTTGCTACCACACCACTTGTCTGTCCAGTAAATGAGGTACCAATTAAATCATTATATGATGAGGGTAAAGCGTTAACAGAAGTATTTAATTTAACAAATTCGTATAGGGGATTTGGATTTAAGCTACCTTCACTTATAACTGAACCTTCTACGTATATGTCAGATGCCATTCTTTTAATCTGGTTATTAATAATGGTTTGCGCTTGTGTAAGCTCGCGCGCCTGAAGGGTTCGTCCACTATTAAACAAGATCCTATAATAGCCATCGCTATCTGTATAATCATCTTTATAGGTATTCGAAAAAGTTGCATTAGTAAGAGTAGTAGCCATATTTTTTTTACCTTATAGCGTAATAATAACTTTAATATCTTCTGTTTGTTCAGCTGTTCTTGCTACTGCTGCTCTATTTTCTAAATAGAGTAAATCTCCGGAAAATCTATCTACATCATCATCATAAAAAGCATCTGAGTCTGCATCAGATCCCTCACTAACCAGTGTACCAGATGCACCACCACCAGTTATAGGTTCACCTTCATTAAATGGTAAGAAACCAGTAGCTTCAGATTGATGAGCATATAATCTATCACTATCTATATCATCAATAATTGCTTTTGCACCAGAGTTAGTACCGGTAATAGTTACATCACGTGTAAAAGTAGTTGCATCCGATGGTGAGGTAAGAAGTAGATATCTTAGTGCTCTACCAGTAACAGCAGTATAATCTGAGTCAGGACTATTATTATTTTTAGGATTTTTAATAAGACCTACTTGTCTATAATCCTGATCATTAATAAGCCAATCTTCATTTTCATCCCCAGCCGGCTTGATATTAAATAAAAGAGAAGTACTTCTAAGATCTTTAACAGCATTTGCACCGATACCAGAATCAGGGCCAATAATTACTCTTCCAGCAAAGCCTGTACCCCCACCACCACCGGTAAGGGTAATATCAGCAAAATTATAGCTATGTCCCATAGTCATTGTGCTATCTGATGATGAATCCAAATCGATTTTAACGATCGAACCACCTGATACAAATGCCGTTGCTGAAGCCCCAACTCCATCTCCTCGAATATTAACCGTCGGGGTAGAAGTAAATCCAGTACCACCATCAGTTACCAGGATACTTAAAATTTGTCCCTTCGATGCTGCCTCTTGTACAGATGCCTGTTGTGCTTGAGCTGCGTTAATTGCAGGGGATCCAGATGAATCATTAACATATTGAACTGGTAGGAAATTAGCAGAAAGAAATTTACTTGAATTTGCGCCAGTTAAACCATATAAGAATTTCCACACATAACCATCAGAAGTTTTTATGGGCCTTGTTGATGAACCAGTAGGTTTTACTGTAGATGCAACTACCGTTCCCTGTGCATTTTTACCAGATTGAAGACATACATATACCTGATTGTCTTCTGTTAATACGTAATAAGAATTTACTGGTAAACCTGCTAGATCGTCATCCCACGAATTATAAATCGTTCCCGTTGACCAATTATACCGGGGAATCACATATGAAACGTCTGTAATCTTTTTAATAGACTGCATAGATAGTCTGAAATTACGTTCATCTCTGAGACTATTTCTAGGATCAGGAACAGTATCAGAGCTATCCCATTGTTCTGTACGACCAACCGCTACGTAGTAATTGTCTGTTAGATTAACAATTTCATTATAAACTGATTCAAGTAGGTCTTTTTTTAACCGATTTGTTACAATAGCCGTCATTTTAATTTCCTATTAATTAATCGAAATATACGCATCTGCAGAATCTGCCGCGCCGATCAAAAGCCAATTTGTTCCATCCCATATACATTGACACGCACCATATTGTGCGATCGAAAAAGAGTTACCTTGTGGAAAGCTAGTTGGTGTTACTGTTACTAGACCGGCACCTTTATTAGACATGATTTTCATTTCACCAGTTGTTGTACCATTTGCTAAAGACGCTGCGATAGGAGTACCTTGGTTAAATACAGTATATGACGAGGTAGGATCAACAGCGCCGCTGCTAGTTTGATCGTTATGGTCTAGCGCTATTTTCCCAATCTCAACTGAGCCATTCCCTTTAGGGTTAATATTTAAATTAATATTAGTATCTGTTCCAGAAGCTGATATAGTAGGGCCAGTATTAGTAGCTCCATTTGATATAGTTATTTCATTGGTTGCCGAAGCCGCAGCCGTCAAAATAATAATTTCTGCTCCATTCGAATCATCTATTCTACTACCAATTGTAGGCGCAATAATTGTAGGAGCTGTTAATGTTTTACTTGACATAGTAGATACTGATGTATTTGTAACTATTGTATCACTATCAGAAAGAGAAGGAAGATTCAGATTAATGTTTTTCGACATTAAACTAGCATCAATTGGTGTGAATGAATAAAAATATGTAGCGTCGGCGGAATCTGCAATATCAGGATGTACAAGTCTAGCGTCATTGATAGTCTTGTTTGACATAGTCTGCGTGGCGCTATCGACAATCATTTCCCCAGTATAATCTGGAATAGTTACAATACGATTAGATGTAGGGTCTACAACTGTAATTCTAGTAGTGACATTATCAAGGGTTGTTCCTTCAAAAATAATACCGTTACTATCAAATTGAATACCTGGCATAAGAATATTACTATCCCCACCAAATCTCTGATAGATCTCTACGAAATTGTCATTTAGCTTTTCACCAGCTTGCCTGAGGGTATCGCCTGTACCATCATTTGCAACTGTGCCGATATTGATATTTTGTCTTGTCATCTTCTATCCTATACAGAATATTTACATCTATTTATACTTAATAACTCGAATCACTTAGATATCTTGTAAACATATTTGCGTCCATAGTTTCAGTTGTAAGTGACATAAGCGGTGAACCTGAATTTCCACTGTCATCCATAGTAAACGAATTCGGACTAATAACTTCAGCAATACTTTGATAGTAATTGTTCAGCTGAGTAATTGTTAGGGCCGAAAATGCCGCTGGGGTTCTATCTATACCATACCTAATGTTAGTTCCTTCGCTATCGATAAGTCCGGTTGTTGTACTAAAGAGACTGAATCCAATAGATGCCTCGCCAATAAGACTAAGTTCTGCAGAATCTGCAATAGATAATGGCATAGTACCTATACCAAGATTTGCTTCACCTTCTACTGCAACAATACCCTCAAAATAAAAACCAGCAGGATGAACAAACTTTTTATATAATTCTCTATAAGTTGGTATGCCAAGACCAACTTTAATTAATATTGAGAATATCTGATATCTTGCATAATCTTGTATAAATTTCTGTGAATCATAACCAATTGCATCTCTACCAATAGTAAAAATATCTTTTTTTGGATATTCAACCTCTACCTCTTGTTGAAAAAATGCTCGAAAGAATTCTTCTATTGAAAATCTAGATCCTTTATTTCTATAGTGATCAGCAAACCTTCTAATAGAAAATCTAGGCTTTAAAAAATTATCGGTATTCTGTAGGCCTGATCCTAAGGAAGAAACCATTTGATCTAATCTTGCTAGATCAGTTTCACTTATATCCCTAACAGAAAATAACTCTTGTATGTCTTCATCAAATCCCCCATCAGAATCTAAAAAATCATAATAATATTCTAGAAACTGAACTAGGTCAGGATAATCTTCAGTAAAGTGTTCCGGCAGTACTTCCTTAACACTACGATTTCTGAAGTTAACAGGCCTACGGCCATAATTAATTAGTTTATGTGACATGTTACAAGGTCAATACTGTGTTTTGGTAATCGATTTGAGATTGTGCAAATGATAGGTCTTCATCTAATTGAATTACGTAATTTCTTAGCGGTCTTATTGTACTTTGGTTTGCAGGGGTCACTGATATTTTTAATTCAGAAGATCCCCCCTCTAGTTCAGTTGGATTAAACCCTTGGAGTAATACTATACCAGTATCTTGATTATACTCACCAATATTATCTATTTCTACTTCATTATCGATATTAACTAATTCTATTTTATTAGAGCTTAGTTTATTTCTTAGGAAGCATATTTTATTATTAAAGGTAAATCTACCCGACGTTACAATCCTATCCAGGTTATCTGGGGCAGCAATTGTCATAGGGAACTTAATACTGTAAGATAAAGATTGTCCAGTTATCGGAGTAAATCTTCTTTGTACTTTAACTACTATTCTTGAGTTAAGAATAGCTTCATCAAGATCATCGATTTCGCCTATTAACTTTGACCTTCTAAACACCTCGTTGAATTTCGCGAGGTTAACTGTAAAGAAATTCTGCATAGTAGAAAATACTAGATTTTCTGTTGCTCTAGGGGTCAAGTTAGTAAGATCAGGATCAAAATTAAAAAACGTTTGTAATTCTAGATATGCAATCTCTGTTTCTGTAAATTCCGTATCAATAGACATGACGGCAAGATTGTCTGTTAATTCATTTACAATTCGATCTTTTACTTCTACCTGGACTGATTCGGAAATACCTTGCTTAAACTTTATACCAATAAATACTTTACCATATTCTACAGGATCATTATCAGCACCACCCCAAGATACAACGTCGTCAATGTATGCATTGAAATTAGCTAATACTTGAGCCTTATAATCTTCCGCTGTAACCAATCTTTGCTGCGAAGCAAAATAGATAGGAGCATTTTGTCTTATAGATTCTATTCCCTCTTTAAATGCACCAGCGGATGATACAGCATCAGTAACTACTGTAATAGGGTAATCTGTACCTTCTATATTTAAGTCAGCCGTTGGGACGTATACACTAGCACCATTTGCAGTAGGACCAACCGTTGAAAGATAGGTAATTACTACTTTATTACCAGCCGTTGGGGTTTTCCCCGTTGTAATACCATCACTAAATAGAATTTCGTAATAACCATTCGGTACTTCTTTTATCTGATAATGTTTAGAACTACTAGTAATACGAATAGCTTTTTTCAAATTAGTATATGTTTCGTACGTACTAGATCCAGCTGTTTCATAAACCCTAACTAATAAGGATTCTGTATCAAGTGTAACATCTGGCATAACATATATTTGGGTTTCTTCGGTTTCCCCTACGAAAAAGGTTTTTGTTTTTTCAATACCTTCATATACCGGTATTGAATTACTATCTTCTGATGTTTTAAATTCATAGAATCCGCTACCATTATCTATTGCAGAATATGATTCTCTAGTTCTAAAAGTATAGGATACTCCAGCTACAGTTGCAGTAAAAGAAGTACCTCTTGGTAAATTAATAGATGTAGGTCTATTCGAATCTGTTATAGTAACTGAAATATTCAAATTACCTTTAGAAGAAGTATAAGATCTAGGGGTATATCCTAAAGCCTCTGCATGAGATACAACTGACGATCTTAATTGAGAAGTATTTAGAAATGATTCATTTAAGGCAAAGTTTGCTGTCAATCCATTAAAATGAGTATTGTAAGCTAGAACATCTAGAATATTTGATAGTCCTGATGCTTCAAAATTATAATCAGAAAATTCACTTTTTGATTTCAGATAATCCTTAAGCCTACCTTTAACTGTATCAAAATCCAGATCGGCAGATCTAATTGTAGTAGCCATTTATCTTAACCTCGTTAATTGTAATTCCACAGTTTCAATCTGTTCTGTATTTCTAATCTGGAAAGTAACAGATACACTTGCTGAATTATAGTCTCCCAGAAGAGAGGATTTAACTTCTAAAACCTTTGCTCTAGGCTCATATTTTTCAACCGCTTCTGTTATAATTTCTTCTGAAAGCTCATCATCAAAGTCTGTATCTAGATTAAATAAAAGAGAATTTAGATTTCCCCCAAAGTCAGCAAAAAAGGGTTTTTCACCGTAACTAGTTAATAAAAGATTTTTAACTGCTTGTTTTACTGCCGCGGCATCTGTTTTCTTATAAACATCTTTATCTGGTCTTAATGCAAATGACAGATCTATGTCACTAAAAGCTTTTTTCCTAGCCACATTAAGTGTACTAGTACTTATATTTCCGTCTTCAATTGAAAAAGATCTTAAGGGCATTTGTATTTTCTCTAATAGTTAATCGTATTTATCTCTCTATTTATTATGAATACACCTGAATATTTTCAGTAGAATTGAGTTTACATTCAACTAATTCATTAGTTGCCTGTACAAAATTATTAAACCGAGTTTCTACAATATTAGAATATTCTACATTCCAGGGCGAAATAATTTTAGGAAGAATGAGAATAATTTGTACATTTAGAATACCGCTGGGATCGTAAGTATCATAGTCTAAAATGAGTTTATCAAAATTTAAATTATCTTTCCAATATACAGCTAGATCAAAAGTCTTCGAAGGATTAATTTTACCTTCTTTGTTTAATAATTCATAAACAACAGCCTGACCGGTTTTCATAAAATAATTAATGCTGTCGATATCTAGTTTTTCTAAGGGTTCTGGTCTATATAATCCTTCAGCAACAATTAGTCTATGATCAGAAAATTCTCCATCAGGTTGCCTTACAGTAGTCATAGCATCAGCATGCATTAATAACTGTCTTGCTATTCTTTTCTTTTCTTCTTCAGTGGTTATGTAATCTAAAGTTACTGGGTCAGCATAACCACCTAGAAATTTAGCCATAGTAATACCAGGCGCTAATTTAGTACGAGATGTAATCTTATCCTGAAAATCTGGATTATAATATGGATCAGGTACATACTTCATGATGACGTAAACCTCTTATTAATACCCTTCGAAGAATTCCCAATTGGAGTACTACCCCTCTTGATACCAGGTTCATTCGATACTGTTCTACCAATAGATGTAGGTGTTGGTCTAATATAAGATGCTGATAATTTACCTTCTGCTATTTGAGACCCTATAAATTTTTCATTTGCTATTGTAATAGGATCTCTTAATTTAGACCGAACTTCTGGTGTTGTTAATCGTCTTGCTGATATTCCACCGTAATCTACTGTTTTATCAATTTGGTTTTTAAGACCGTCGCCATAATCTACTTTAACCCTACGAACGCCTTTATTAGAAACATTTAAGTAATCGTCTATAATAATATTATCTACTTCGACAGTAGTTTTATTTGTTGCTTCTGTATTATCAATTGTTTGTGATCCACCACCAGACCCAGGTCCCAATGGAGCTGACCCAGCTTGGTCTGCGGCAGCAGCAAATGATGCTTTACCATTTAAAGATCCATGGAATGTAGTAGCATACATTGCAGTTGAATGTGTTGATGTAGTATTGACTCGATCTATATGAGCTGTCTTCCCATAATATACAATTTCATCCCCACCGAATGTACCACTATCACCGATAACGGTCAATGATGAAGCTCCGATATTAATATTTGGAGAAGAAAGTACAACTTCATCTTCAGCAGTCATTGTAAGAATACCACCAGTAAAGTGATTAGTATCTCCTTCAATAAAAACATTCAGATCTTGTCTTACGAATGAATTTTTGTCAACATAAATTGTTTCAGTCTCAGAACCTAATACATATTTTGATTTATTCTTTTTAATTGTTGTCTCATGATTCCTATGTACCTTTTGACGATATGATCCTTTTATATCTTTATCTTCATCGCCACCAACATTGACATTAAAATCTCCACCTACCCTAAGATCAAAATCACCACTTACGTTTAATGTCAGGTTACCATTATATGATATCTCTCCATCGCCTTCAATAATAACTTTTTCATCTCCACCAGAGATTCGAATGGTGTTTTTTACTGAACTAATTATAACACTTCCATCAGCTCTTAATTCTACGCCGGCGCCGGTTCTGTGCTTAAATAGCATTCTTTCTCCGCCAGGAGTATCATCAATCTCTGTAACGTGACCTGATATAGTTTCTCTTACTTGATTTAAGGGGTATTGTGAAGCTATAGTATCATTTAGATCTAGATCAATCCCACGATCCCCTCCCCCAGTATAAAGCTCATTACGAATAATACCTCTAGCAGCTAAGTTAGTAGAAGCTACATTAATATATTCTTTTTTAGGAAAAACTTTAGAGGGATCTTTAAATCCGTCTTCCTCAACCCCTACTGTATCATATTCAGCCATTATTTTTTACTCCATGAATTAGTTTCAGAATTATAAATGTAACCATTGTTTATCAGATCAGATCGATTCTTATCTATTTCCTGTACAAGTACATCTATATTTCCAAGCAATACATTATTCTTTTCTATAGCATCGTTTCGTTGAGTGCTACCACTAATGAAATTTTGTATAGAACTTTCACCAAAAGCCCTTTGATCTCTAGAAAGAATATTTGAATTTTTTATTTTACTTGAAAGCGTTGATGCTAGTGAATTTAATTCTTCTTCAGTCGGTAATTTAAATTTCCCTGTAGCTGCATCAATTTCTTTACCAGCATTTTTAAGAATATCCTTTGTAGGAATAACCTGGGGAATTCCTTTACCTGAAGGACTGGATATCTTTTTAGGAAGCAAGTTAACAGCTTCTTCTTCAGTAATAGGTTCATCTTTTTGACGTATATCATAGTCATAAACAGTAGTTTTATTTTTCTGACCTCTTACATATAATTCTACGTCAAATCCTGGTGCAGAAGATCCGTTGTCTATATCTCTTCTTCCAACAATTTCCCCGCCAGGATAAATTTTATAGTAAGTGTCTATGAATGCCCCGAATGAACTCCATTGTTCCGAAGTAATAGATCCTGAGTTAAGATATAAATCTAAGTTTGGTACTTTACTTGGAACTGTATATCCTGCAACAAATCCTACGTATATTGTCCCTTTATTCCATTTTGTTTGTGGTCCAGGATCTATAGATATAGGCCTACCCCTTTGTATGGTACCATCCTTTTGTATAACATAGTGCCATTGTATACCCGATTTAACACCCTGCTGAACTGGATAAAGCGGCCCAAATTGTGACACTGACCTTTGTATTTCCTGCACATGGATATCTTTAGCCTTATAAAAATTATTACTCCAAGTCTTAGACCAATCTACAACAAGGGTAGTGATTTTCCGAGGATTTTTCTTAAGATCAAATTCTAATTCTTCCTTTGTATCAATATTTTCGAATACATAAGTTTCTGGAGTAAGAGCACCTAAGAACTTATTACCTTGGGCAATAGCATTAAAAGGGATATCTGAGATTTTTATTTGCTTATTAGTATTATTAGGTTTTGCTATTAATTTATTTAGATTTGATGCGCCATTTTCTTCTACTATATTACTTGGTACATCATATCCTTCAGGTACTATAAACCCATCGGGAACTGAAGTAACAACTTCTCCAAACTTATTAGCCGATCCAGTACCTTTAATTTTACCGGCGACTGCAGCAAGTAAGTTACCAAAGCTACTACCTAGGTTTCCAAACCCAAGCTCACTTTCAGATTGCACTGGGTTATCTAGGTTTCTCATAATTCTCCGAACAATCTTTTTTGATTCTGCAGTTATTTCAGTAGGTATTTCTTTTTTTACTGATTCGGACACTTTTTCCGGAACTGCAGAACTTTCCTCTAATGCTTGTCTCATATTAGTATCAGTAGCCGAAAATACGCCACTTAATGCGCTTCTAATTGATTTAGGATTACCCGCAACTGTAACAGCATTCAACAGAGCGGAAGAAACCGGTTTTCCGGTTAATGTTTCAATTTCAGATTGTTTAGTAGAAAGAGTTGTAACTGGTATATTAGGAACACTTTCTGTTAATTTAGCAACTACTGGTTCATCACTTACACCAATATTTTGTTTAAAATTTTCGGTTAAGGATTTAAATCCCCCTAGTACTGAACCTATAATATCTCCTGTTGGCGCTCCTTCTGCTGAAAGTCTTTCAATTTGAGAATTTAATGCCTTGGCTTCAACTTCTGCTAATGAAGCAATTTCTTCAAGACTACGAAGATCGAAATTAAATATTTCCTTTGCCAATTGTGGATCGTATTCTACAATTTCCTCTACGGTGTAATCTACTTTAATCTCATCATAAGCTTTTCTTAACGAAATAGTTTTTTCAACTAATTCATAGTCAAACACACTAGTAAAAAACGGCTTGTCACCTCTTTTCACTTGCACAGAATTAATTGAAGTTGGTATACTACCAAGGGTAATCGTATTAGTTTTTCTGGCTCTTTCAATTGGCATTCTAAGTTTCCATCTTCTCTAATATCTCTTCAGAAAATTTAATTCT